CTTTATAGTAACATAGTAGGTTTATCTTGAGATATTAACCAGGTCTTGTAGTTTTGTAGTTGATCCCAAAATGCCTTAGGTGGTATTTTGTATGCCTTTAGCAAATTAGGTTCGTTTTCTAAATAGCAAGTCATTTCTTCCGATTTGTGGTCATAGCTAATGATCCTGCTAATTTTAGAGAAGGGTAGTACTAATGCACCGTATTCAAAGTAGTTATTCATTTTAGTCCTTTTGTAGTTAGTGATATAAATCCTGCTAATAGCGCAGTAAATAGGCCAGACATTAGTAGATCTTTATGGATTGGTAGTAGATACTGTAGATTTTGAGTTGCATCTAAATAAGCTACGTGAAGAGTAGTAGCAGTTAGTATTAGTGCAGCTTGTATATAAAGTAGCATTATGATTGATATAGTAAGATTTTTCACTGAAGTTCCTTATAGTAGTGTATAACCAGTACGTTAGGATTGGCTATAGTTGGTGTAAGTATAGATGTTTTTATTTTGTACTAGTAGTGTCATTAAATGTTACCTTCAAATGTGTAATATTCTTCAACGGTTTGTGGATAGCCTTTTTCCTCGTGGAGAGATTGGTGACAAGGTTGACAAAGAGTTATTAAGTGGTCTAATGGTTCATTTCCCAGCTTTGAGTAGTAGATGTGGTGAACTGATAGTTGAGAAGTAGAGGAACAAGATTGACAGGTGAAGTTATCTCGCTTCAGTACTAGGAGTCTCTTGTCTTTCCAGTCCTTTGACTTGAGGTAAGTTCGTTTGTTCCATCTATAGAGCTCAACAGCCTCTGAATCTGAAAGAGTTGAAGTTTGAGGTGGTGATAGCTTCTTTTTAGAGGTGAAGTAAAAAATAAAGAATATAATAGCTAATATAGCTATTGGTAGTAGTGGGTGAATTGATGTTAGAAGTAGAAAAATAGAGATAAAAAGTAGTGGATATAGCATTGTAGTCCTTGTAGTTGTGTTCTTTCTTGTAAAAATAAAAGAACAAGAGAAGAGCTTATGCTCTTCCTAATACTCTGATGTTCTTTACATTGCTAAGAGTCTTCTTGAATACCTCTCCTGTATTATAGTAATAAAGCCTTTCTTCTGCTTCGAATTGAATGATTGCTGAGCCATTACCTGAGTTTCTTCTAAATAGAGGATTTGTAGATAGAAGTTTGACTAGTGATTTAGACTCTTCAATCCAGCAGTGGTCTCTGAAGTCTTCTTCATCTGACTGTATATCTCGTAGTAGTATCATTGATTGTGATGGTGATATCTGTCTTCTGTTTCTTGATATTTTAGCTGTGAATTTCATTATTTATCCTTATTTGAGGTACCTATGGCTATTTTAGAACCATAGGATTACATTTGAAAGTACCTTTGAATGGTACAACAGTAGCTTCAACTTCTTGCCATTTTGAAATAGCTGATGCAGGAATTCCAATTGATTTGAAGAAGTTAGACAGGATTTGTTTACGGTCAGTATGTATGTATTCTAGTTCTGATGCGTAGATGTTTCTAGCGAAGTCAGCTGATTCAGCGTCTAGGATTAGTGCATCGTGAATATCTAGAGCCCATCCGTATAGATTGAATACTGCGCAAGCTGTGATATTGATTACTTGTGAATCTAGGTTGTGGATTAATCCAGTTACCATAAATCGTCTGAACTGGTCTAAGTCAGCTACTTGTTTAGTTTCTGTATTGTGGATTCTTTTGTACAGTTTAGTAGCTGAGTCATAGATGTCGTATGCTATAGTTTTCTCACCAACTCGTTTGTATCTGTTGCACTCGATTTGAACGTGTTCATCTCTGATGTGCATTGTCATTGTTTCAGATGGATTGCAATTGTTGATTATGAATTTACTAAATCTGTCACCTACTGCTATTTCACCGTGTTGTAGCGCATCATTGTAGGCTTTGATGTCATCTGTAGTGAATTCTATACCGTCTTCTTTCCACATATCAGTACAAGATTGTGATGAACCGTAGATAGTTTTCATTATAACTTTAGCTTGATTTCTTTTTGGGATACCTTTGATTTCCCAAGCATCTGTTAGGTCATTAGATAACATATTACATCTCTCCATAAAAGGTTCGTGGTTAGTGAGTAGTCCCACATAACCGAGTACTGACGCAGACATATCTATCTCAATTGGTACATACCAGTAGAAGTTAGTAGATGGGTTATTTAAACGGAACTTGTTTAGTATGTCAGCCTCTCTTTTACCTGTTACTTGGAAGTAGCTGTCTAATTCATCATAGATTCTAGCTAGCCAGATGTTCTCATAGAAGTCTTTTCTGTGTTTTTCTATATCTGTGATAGGTAGAGTGTAGTTGATGTAGCATTTCTTACCGTAGTTGATTTTATCTTCTACAGTACCTTTATTGAAGCCATTTAGTTCAGCTATGAATAGGTATTTGTTTCTTACCCCTTTCACAGTAGCTAGTTGTCTTAGGTGAGCTGGGATTAATAGGCAAGCTCTTGCAACTTTGAAGCCAATTGGATTGAATACTTTATCTAGCATACCAGATATGTTTCTACCTCTAGAATCAGAGTAGAATTGACCTGATGAGTATACTAGGTCTGGAGTAGCTATGATTGAGTCTACTATTGTTGTAGCAACTTCATCGTAGCTAGCTGTGTCTCTTCTCATTTCTGGATAGAAGTCTCTTACTTTGTCCATACCTTTATTAACTTCAGCTACTATTATGTCGTAGTAATCTTTAATAGCTTGAGTATCAAATTGAAATTGAGTATGAGCTGTATTGTAAAACCCTTTTCTAGTTATGCCTGTGTGTCTGATTTTACCATTGACTCTAGTTAAGTTATTAGTAGATGGTAGTTCTGATTTAAGCATATATTTGCCGTATTTGTGGAAGGCTCTGATGTGCTCTAGTTGCTTCATAGGTATGAATTCTAGTAGCTTGTCTTCGTTTAGTTTAGCCTCTGACCAGTTTCTTGATGGGATTGTCTCACATACTAGCCAGCCAGCATCTGATAGTGCTTTTAGAACTAGGTTGAATGCTTTAGGATTGTTGAATAGTTGTGAGTAGTATGGTAATGATATACTACCTTTATTTAGTAGATAGTTGTACCAGCTAGCTTCAAATAGTTTTCTAGCTGAATTGAGGATGTCCTCACCGAATGCTTCTTTAATTAATTTTGAATATGAGCTTGGTAGAGTTAACTTACCGTTTTCTAACATTGTTGTTATTTCAGTTTTCATCTGATTTCCTTATTTAAATTTTAATGTTATTGATAGCCCGTAGGCTACCTACTATACTAATGTAAAGCTAGAGTTGGAGTCCATAGCAATTGCTAGGTTGTGCTCTGCTTGTTTTTGCTCTGCTTTTAACTTTTCTCTTTTGAAGTAAGTTGAGTATGATTGAGGAGTTAACTTGCTAAAGTCTATTGGAGCTAGTCCTAATGAGTCAGCTAAGTCTTGTAAACACTGTTTAACTGCTTCTAGGTTAGTTGCTTCTGTAGCTGGAGTTAAAGTAAATGTTCTCTTTGACCAATATGCGGGTCTCCCGAATGAGTGTACTACGTCTTCCTGTAATACTAAGCTAGTTGTATATGCTTCGCAAGCAAACTTGTGTTCGTCTACATAAGCTGATGTACAAGCTGTAGCGATACCTAATAGTGATGCTATTTCACTACCGAAGTCAGATGTACCGATTGGATAGCATTGAATTCTAGCTTCTTCTGAAGTTTGTCCTAATCTAACAGCTGGTATTTCGTTTAATGCTTGGATGATAGAATTTAACTTAACTAAGTTAGCCTGTCTGTTGTCTCTGTTTACTAATGTAGAGATGTAGTTATCATTCTCTAAAAGTTGTAGTTTAGCTGTTTCTAGTCTTCTGTTGTTAGCTTCTGCAATCTCTTGTTTTCTTGCTTGTAGTTTTTCTAAGTATGTCATAATTTCCCTTATAGATGACAGTTTAGAGACTTGTTGGTCTAATGTATGATTTAGTTCTAGTATACTGAGATACTACACCTGTTGATTCTCTAGCTGGACAAGATACGTGTTTGGTTGGTAACTCTGAACGGATTCTGAGGTATTGTTGTTTAGTTATCTTGATTTGCTTCATTTTTGTATTGCTCTTTTAATTGTTCTAATCGTTGGTCTAGAAGTTTGCAGGCTTCTTTGATTGTTTCTAGTATTGTCATTGTATTTTCCTTGTTTAAATCTAGCACTCTTGTGGTGCTAGTTATGATGTTAGCCATTCTCCGTTTTTTGAAATAGAGTTAACTATGCCAGTTTTAAGCTCGTTTAGCTTCTCTTGGTTCTCTAATTCTATCTCTTCTGCCAGTAGCTCGATGTCAGCTGTTTTAGCCTTGATGAATGGCTTCCATAAGTCTTTTGTAGTGACTATGAATATTAGTCCGAATATGATTAGTGCTAGTTCTGCCATTGTTCTCCTTGTTGTATTGGGTTCTCTCCAGGAAGAATGTAGGAGAGTACCACAACAAGAAAGCAAAGAAGTTTGGGGTAGAAAGTACTCTAGGACTCTCAAAGAGTGTCGAGAAGAAGTGTAGAGGAATGTGTCGAGAAAAGGCTTTATTATATTAATTAATAAGAGAAATTACGTAAAACAAAGAATAGCTTGGTTTAATGAGAAAATGTCTTACTTTTACTCAACAAAAAGATAGTATATTTTGCAAGTAAAGTGCAAAAAGGTAGGGTCAAATGTTGAGTAAATACAGAGGTATTACTAAGTAAGGACTAAGTAAATAAGGTGTATAATTGTAAGGTAAATGACAAGAAAGGAAATGAGATGTCAACTAAACAACTAAAAAGAAAGGATATTGTAATGCACTCACAAGACGCTTATAAATGTAAAGCTCCAACATATGAAGTACTGGAGTCAATGAAAGAACTAACAGATACAGGATTTAAACTGTTAATGTATTATTATAGTAAGAGTACTGGATGGAAGTTTGAAGATAGCCAGATAGCAGAGACTTTAGGAGTAACAGAGAGAACAGTAGCGAATGCTAGGAAAGAATTGATATTGAAAGAGTATCTGCATATTGAGAAGGGTAAGAATACAGATATGTATTTTGTAGGTAAGAGAGCAGTCAGAGAATGGAAGTATCCACCAGATGAGGATGAGCTAGAAAAATAAAAGACCAAAGCTAATCCGAAGATTAGGCTTTAGGTTTAGTAGATTTAACGTCTTTGTATTTAGAGAATACGTCTTCTCGCATAACTTGTAATTCTTCTTTAGTAGTAGAGTCAGAATACCCTAAGTCTTTTAATTCAGATAGAAGCTCTAATTCATATTGAATGTTAGAACCCTCAACACGAGATACGATTGCTTGTGATGTAGCTCCTAATAGACCAGAGTTAGATGACTTAGCAAACTTAGAGATAACCCAAGAAGTTGCAACGATAGTTAGTACAATTGATAGTACAAGAGATAAGATTTCCATTTTGATTTCCTTAATTAAGATTGAATAAAGTTAACTTCTTCAGAAGCAGACAGGTCGATTGTTGGATGGATAAGTTCTACCCAGTAGATTCTATTTCTAGAGTCTTTGTGTAACTTAGCAGTAATATCAACTGATAGGAATAGTTTATCAGAAGATATTATTTGATTAGCTTTGTTAATAATGAAAGGTTTAGCAACTATATGATTACCAGCTTGAGAAAGCATAAAGTCTTGTAGACTTGTAACTTGGTCAAACTTAGTACCAGGTTTTAGATACAGCTTAGCAAATAGTCTTTGAGACCGTAGCTTATTCATATCAACAGATGAGTTAGGCTTGATAGTAGCAACTGCATTATCAAATGGTATTAGAGACATAGGAAACTCCTTGAATAAAATGATGGTATAATTACCATAACGATAAAGCAGAAAGATGGATAATAGGTGCGGTAATTTAGCTAGAGGTATGAGGTTGAGAAAAAGGATGCTTGCTTGTTGTACCCAGGGGGGAGTCCTCTTGGAAGTTAAGTTGTATGGGGAGTACCTCCCCGCTACTAAATTTTTAAAAATCCAATACAATCGCTTCAGCTATTATTAAGTATATTAATAGTATACTAAAAGAAATACCCTAAGGATAATGATGGAACAAGTAACTACTATAAAAGTAAGGAAGGCTACTGTAAAGCTATTGAAAGATATAGCTAATAGTAGGGGGCGTAAGGAGTCACAAGAACAGGTGATATTAGAATTGATAGAAAGGTATATGAAGGCGGTTAGTAATGGGTAAATTTAATTTAGTTAATAAGAGTAAGAGTGAGTTTACTATTGATAGTGTGAAGAAGTTATTTCCTAGTAAGAAGAACTCTATTACACAGGATATGGTAGATTATTTAAATATGGCTAATAATGATCCTGAGTTTAATGGTGATGAGTTTGTTAATACACTGCTAGACTATCAAGGTATTATGAATAGTAATGGAGCTAGTTTAACAGAGTATATGAGAGCTATTAAGTTCTGTGCTTATTTGGAGACAGAAGAGACGTTAGTAGGGGCATACATTAAGGCTAGGTGCGATGAGGATTTTGTTAAGAGTAGGATGGGAGCTAAGCCTGGAAGTATGGAGTATAATGCATTGTCGTCAGCTGCTAGTAGGTATAGAAAGACTGCTTTAGTAGTGAAGATACTAACACAGAGTGACATGCCACTGTACTTAATGTTTCAAGGGTATAGGTATAAGGCTGTTAGTGTACTAGCTAAAGAAATGGTAGATGCGCAATATAGCAGAGATAGAATTGCAGCTGCTAAAGCTCTATTGGAAAGTGTTAAACCTCCTGAGAATGTTAAGATTGAGTTGGATGTGGGTGTGAAAGAGAATAGTGCTGTACAGAGTTTAAATGATCAGTTAGCACAATTTGCTTCTAGTAGCTTGATACACTTACAAGCTGGGACAACTGATTTGACTAAGTTGGGTAGTATGAAAGCTAAAGAAGAGATCTTAGATGCTGAAGTTACGGATTAGCACTAAAGACATAGAGGATAACGATAGAGGTATTCTCTATGTACTAGTGTTTAAGTTAGCAGATGAGAGTGAGGTTATAAAGGTTGGGGTTACTAAAAGAAAGATTGAAGATAGGGTAGTAGAGATACTAACTGGGATGTTCAAGCACTTGAGGTACTTCCCTTATTGTAAGCCTAAGAAGTTTACTACTGTAGATAAGGTGTATGAGAAAGAGGCTGAGATGCATAGAAGGCTAGCAGAGTTTAGTCATAAGTTTGATTATGCTTTTGGTGGAAGTACAGAGTATTTTAGTGGTGTTAGTGTAGAAGATATAATAAAGGAATATGAAGATGTTTGTAACAATTATAAAGTGTAAAGAGTGTGGTACTATAAATGAAGATGACGCTAAGTTTTGTAAGAACTGTGGTGTAGGCAAGTTTGCAGATAAGAAGTCAGATCTTACTAGGTTAGTACAAGAGCCTACTGTTAGTACTTGTAGTAAGTGTGGTAGAATAAAGGGTGATACATGCAAGTGGTGTATATAGATCCTGTAGTGGAATTGAGAGCGTTAGAATTTGAGTACTGTTTACCTAAGAGTTTTTGGACTAGCAGAGAGTGGAGTAGGTATGTGATGAAAAGAAGTGAGTATGTATATATGATAAGAGAAGAGAAGGAGTATTGGAGAATGTGTGAGATGTATAGGAGTGAAGATGTGTAAAGCTAGAGTATCATTAATGAGAATATGGTGGGTTAGAAAACTAGTTCGGTTAGTATATCCGCAATTGCCAATAGACTTTAGTGTTGAGCAAGCTTTAGTTAATGTGAAGTATAAAGATAGTACGTATTCTTGGGAGCATAAATGGGTAATCTTTTATGAAGATGATGTATCCTATAAGTATCTTGACGAAGAAGGTAAAGAGTATACTTGTTATAAAGGTGCTTATGTAAATGACAGATATACGTTTGAAGTTATTAAGACTCTAAAGAAAGTAATAGTGCCTACTCTTGAGTGTAAACTATATGAAGATGAATTTGAGAGAAAGCTAGCAGAATCTAGGCATAAGGTTAGAAGTATTAAGAGGTTGGATGAAATATTTAAGTTTATACATGAAGAAACTAAGGAAGAGAGAAGATGTACTACTGAAGAACTAATCCTTAGTGTGGGTCCTGACTGCTGGCGTTTAAAGAGTCTGGCAGAGCACCTGACAAAAGGCGGAGCTAAATATAAAGGATGGGTTAATAATGGAAAGTAAGTATATACCTTCAGAAGCAGCACTTAGGTTTATAGCCTTCATTAGGGCTAGTGGTAATGAGAGTAATGTATCTCCTGAGGTGCACTATAAGATAGCTGATGCTTTGTTTTCACCTAATAAGAAAGACTGGAAAACATTGATAGAATGTACTAGGGGTTTAGGGAAGAGTACTACTGTGGAGTATGCTGTTATATATGCTGCTGCACTAGGGGAATGGCCAGGGTTTGGTAAGGTTCCATTTATAGTGTTCTTAGGAGCGAGTCAAGAGGGGAATACTAAACAGTTCTTTAAGAATGTGGCTAATAAGATAGAGAGAAGTAATTTTATTGGATCTGTGTTAAAGGTTAAGAGAGTTACTGATAATGAGTTAGAGTTAGTGAATGCGGATGGTGTAGAGACTATGATAGTTGGTAGAGGTATGAGTACTAACTTTAGGGGACTTAGGAGTAAGAGTGGTGATAGACCTACACTAGTTATTGCGGATGACATTCTTAGTAATGAAGTGGCTACGTCAGAAGCTATTAGGAATACTGTAGATACTAACTGGTATAACTCAGTGTTGCCCGCGTTAGATCCTACTAGACATAAGATTATTTATATTGGTACTCCTATTAGTGATAAAGACCTGTTATCACAGTTAAAAAATAGTGGGACATATAGGGTAGAGAGATATCCACTATGCAGTAGATTTCCTTGTAGAGAGGAGGACTTTGAAAGTATATGGCCAGATAGGTTTACGTATGAATATACTAATGATATGTATAAGCAGTATGAAGCTGCTGGTAAAACACAGGGATTCCATCAGGAGTATATGTTAGAGGTGACTGACTTAAGTACATTGTTAGTGGAAGAGGAAGATGTTAAGTGGTTTGACCCAGCGTTAGTGCTGAAGAATAAGGCAGGATATAATTATTATATTAGCACAGACTTTGCTACTAGTACTAAGAAGAGTGCTGACTTTAGTACTATTGGGGTATGGGCTATTAGTAGTAATAATGACTGGTTGTTAGTGGATGGGCAATGTAGAAGACAGAGCATGCAAGAGAATATTGAGGACTTGTTTAAGTATGTTAAGAAATGGAAGCCTCTTAGTGTTGGGATTGAAAGTAGTGGGCAACAAGGAGGATTCCTTAGTATTATAGAAGAGATGAAGATGCAAAGGAATATATGGTTTCAGTTTGCTAAGAAGCCAAAAAGTAAAGACCCTGGGATACGTCCTACGAAGGATAAGGTACAAAGATTTGTTACTGGTGTGCAGCCTAAGTTTAAGCAGGGGAAGATTTGGTTACCTAGACCGGAAGTTGTTAAGGGGAGTAATTATAGGCTATTTGAGGTAGTTGAAGAGCTAGTAGCTGAGCTAAGTAAGTTTACTATGGCTGGGGGAGTTACCGCATTGAAGCACGATGATTGTATAGATTTACTGAATCAGTTGAGTGAAATGGAAATATATGCACCTAGTGAAGATAGCGGTAGTGAGAGATCTATTACTGGTGAGGATGGGTTAGTTTGGGAAGGTATTTGGGACGATGAAGATAGTGATGATTATGGAGGAAGTACAGTCTTTTAAGGTTGTATGAAGGTAGTTTATGGTAGAATTGAAAGATTATGAGTAGAGATTTTAGGAGTTAATATGACAGTAAAAGATGTAGTAACGTTAGCTCAACAAGGAGAACTGTCTCAGCTGGCTGTTAAGAGTAATATGGAAACTATAGTAGGGTATATCAATATGGGGATGATTGAGCTTTATAAAAGGTTTCCTGTGGATACTGGGGAATGGTTAGTGGAGTTAGAAGATGGAGTGGAAGAGTATACGATGCCAAGTGACTGTATGTATTTGGTAGCTGCGTATGGAGAGATTCCATTATCATCTACAGAGACTGTGAATGTGTTGAATATAAATACAGAGGATGATCCGTATAGTATTAATACTATAGGATGGAATAAGATACAAGTACCTGTGCCTGTTACTGGAGCTTGGATAAGTTTAGTGTATGTGAAACAACCTACTATACTGAGCATTGCTAATGTAGATGATACAATTGCTTTGCCTATGCAGATGGTAGAAGCGTTGTTACATTATGTTGGGTATAGAGCGCATGCTGCACAAAGTGGTGAGATACAGGCTGAGCATAGTACACACTATACTAGATTTGAAGAGAGTTGTAGACGAATAGACGTGATGGGTGTTTACAATAGGGATGATGTAGTGATGGTGGATAGATTGAGTAAAAGAGGTTTTGTATGAGAAGAGCATCAACGTTAATGAATGCAAGTGATCTTCCTATTAGTAGGGAGATTGATAGTAAGTGGGATGTGGTTAAAGCTGTTGGTGATAAATTAGAAGTTATTGAGATGGTTAGCCAAGAAAACTGGGACCAGATACTTGCCGATTTAGAAGAGGCTAAAGACTTTACAGGAATCACTGCAGTGGAAGGGGATGACGTTAGTTGGAATCCAGCTACTAGAGTGTTGACTGTACCTAGAGGTGAGCAAGGTATACAAGGAATTCAGGGAGAGCAAGGTATTCAAGGTCCGATAGGGTTGACTGGACTAAGAGGGGCTGAAGGTGCAAAAGGTGAGAAGGGAGATCTTGGAGCTCAAGGACCAATAGGGTTTAAGGGCGATAAGGGAGATAAAGGTGATACAGGGGAAGACGGAAAAGACTTGACTGTAGCACAAATAGTGTATAATGGTAATGGGACTTTTACTTGGATGTTTAGTGACGGGACTGTGTATACTACTCCGAATCTGATTGGGCCAAAAGGTGATACTGGTAGTAAAGGAGATAGAGGGGACCAAGGGATTGGAGTTCATCACTTAAAGGGTACTAGTACTACAAATGCTAATGGTGACTTTGGTATTTCCCCTTTTAGGGATACATATACACTGTATGCTGATGCTGATGAGACTATAAACTTAGGACAATTTACTGTCGCTAATGGGGTTAGTGATGGTATGAGTATGGAGGTATATGACGCCAATGCTAATGGTGTTGTAGATAATAGTGAGAGACTAGGGAATGAACTACCTACACACTATGTGAATGTAGTGACTAACCAAGGAATTGGAGGTACTAAAACATTCTTAGATGATATTGTTGTTCAAGGTAGCGTAACTGTTGATACTTTAAGTTATAATGGATTTGGTACTACTAGTTGGAATGCAGATGAGAGTACACTGGATGTAGTTCTTGAAGGAGCTACTTTACAAGTTGGGCAAGAGACTCTTGTTAAGGTAAGAGCTGGTACAAGTATTAGTAACGGGAAAGTAGTAATGGCTACTGGAAGTATTGGTAATAGCGGAAGGGTAATTGCAGGGTTACATGATGGGACAGTAGCTAATGGTAAAAGAATCCTTGGAGTAGCTACACAGGATATAGCTAATGGGGCAGATGGGTTTGTAACTAGCTATGGTAAAGTTAGAAATATAAACACTACAGGAAGTGCTGTTGGGGAAACGTGGGTAGATGGGGATATCTTGTATGTGAAACCAAACGATAACGGTAGTCTGACAAAAGTAGTACCTACTGATGCCCAATTAAACATGCCTGTAGCTTTAGTAGTACATGCCCATACAAATGGTACATTGTTTGTAAGAGTTAGTGGTATAGACGAGAATAGGGTGGCTACAAGTGCTAAGAAGCTAGAGACAGGAAGAACTATTGGAATGACTGGAGACGTTAGTTGGACGTCTGGTAGTTTTGATGGTACTGGAAATGTTACTGGGACTGCTACGCTTACTAATAGTGGAGTAGCTGTAGGAACATATGATAATGTTACCGTAGATGTTAAAGGTAGAGTTACAGCTGGTACAAATAATATTAGTGCAGATATTAGTGCATTAGTTATATAAGGAATAGGAATGGTAAACATAAATATGACGCAGGGACAACTGGATAATGTTGTAACTGCGATAAACAATAGGGCTAAGAGCACAGACGTAAGTAGTGGATTAGCTACTAAAGTAGACAAAGTTGAATCAACTGACAATGCATTAGTTAGATTTGATGGTGTAAATGGTGCTGTACAGAATAGTTTCGTTTCTATTAGTGATACTGGAGATATAACTACTGGCGGAAATATAAATGTTTCAAGAGGAGCCTTTACGAGTAGTAACAACACTTATGATGAGTCTGCTTTGGAAATACGAGGAAGTGGTGTCGATAATCTAGTAAAACCATCTATAGGGTTTCATCAGCCAGGGTTATTTGGTGGTGTTTTAAAACAAGATGATGGTGATGCATTTGGGTTTTATAACTTAACTAACTCTGGTTTAATTGATGTTAAATGTAGGACTTTATTCGGAAATGCGACATCTTCTAATAAGACGTATTCTCTCGATGCTTCATTATTGACGAATCTTGATAATGATAACACAAGAGGAAAAGTCGTAAGAGTTGGAGATTTTGGTATAGGAGTTGCTGGGTATAGTATGACTTTTCCAACTGCTAACGGCATGGATTTTAATTCTTGTACTGTTGGAGGTGTGTACAATATTATTACTGGTAATTATTCTGGAATACTAAACACACCTCCCTCAGGTAATTCGTACGGTACAATGGTTGTTGAAGTTGGTTCTGACTTTATTACACAAAAATTTACAAATTATACAAATAAACCAAAAACTTATACTCGTAGTTTTTACAATGGCGTAGGTTGGTTGGCTTGGTCTGAAAGTACAATACAAGAAAACTTAACTGAAAACAGCTTACCTGTAAATAGAGATGGTGCATTAGCTAATAGTGGTGTTGTAGTTGATTCAAATGGTAATTTACTATCTATAACTCCGACTGGTGTTATTGGTTACGGTATTGGAGCAGGTGGTACAGTAACACAGTTGACAAGTAAAAGTGCAGCTGTTACTTTAAATAAACCTAATGGTATTATAACAATGCACAATGAACCTCTTGCCAGTGGTGCTACAGCAATTTTTGTATTGTCTAACTCCTTAATAACAGAGAATGATAATGTAATTGTGTCGGTAGGGGGTGGTCTTGTAGGTGCTCCAAATTCTTACCATATTAGGGCTAATACTGGTTATAGTGGTGGGTTTGTTGAAATACTTGTAACAAATACATATAGTACAACACTATCTGAAAATTTAAAAATAAAATTTTTAGTAATTAAAGGGTCGGTATCATAATGAATAAATTAACGATAATAAAAACAAATCCTGAGTGGTTAGAAGCCACTTGGGTAGAAGAAACTGTTACTCAAATTGAGATAGAAAAAGAGATTCAAATTGAGAAAGAAGTTGATGGTGAGTCAGTTACTATTACAGAGCTAGTGAAAGAAATTGAAGATAGAGTTGAAACTAAAGTTTTATGGTGTGAGAGTTTCTCAGGACACAAAGAGCATATTACAATGTTAGAAGATAAATGTAAAGAGTTTGAAACAGAGTTAACACAAGAGCAATTGCTAGTAATAAGTGGAATATCTGAAGCATTTATTCCTACTCCTCAGGAAGAATTAGACTTAATAGCTTTGAAACAAAAAGTAGATGAAGCTAAAGCTTATCTTAAAAATACAGATTACAAAATGACAGTTGATTATTTTACTAATTTATCCACTGAAGAACAAAGCGTTCTTACTGCTAATAGAGCAGAATGTAGAACATTTATAAGAAATAACAAAATTTAATGTAAGGAATAGTAATGGCAATTAAAACAAATTATGATTTTAATGGAATCAATATAGAAGGTGCGACTATTAGAGTTGATAGGTTGTGGGGTTCATCTAAAGAAGGATGGAATTCATTAGTTAGAGTATACACAACAGTTAAGATTGATATCCCTACTATTGAAGAAGTTACAGAACAAAGATTGGTTAGTGAGGCAACAGGGGAGTCTGAGGCAGTGTATGAGGAAATAGTTATTACAGAGGCTAAAGAAGCATATACAAAAGAAGAGTTAAGACAGATTCAAGAGTTTAATCATCTCGCTGACTATATTGAAGATGAAAGAGGTTATGTTACTATTTATAAATCACTAATGAAGAAGTTTGGTGGGGTTGAAGTATGACACTAGAGGAATTTAATAGTAAATACCAGTATAAAACTGATATGGATAAATATGGACTAGCAGAGGTATGGGAAATACCTGAGTTAGTTGACGGGAAGTACGTTGGAGATTGTGAGAGTTACGCTAGATCTTTGAGGAATTACGTACTTGAATTTAAGGACTGGGGGTATTGGTATTGCAAATTGAATGGTGGTGGACATTGCATACTATATAAAAATGGTGATGTTATTGATTGTAATGTAAAGAAAGTAATTAGCTTAGAGCATTACTGTAGGATGTATACTATAACAGACCTTAGAAAGTATTCTTGGTTTGAGGTAGGTAGTAAGATACTAGTAGGAAAGGTAATAGTAATATGGAAAAGCTTATTGAAAAAATGAGTAAGATACCTCATGACAAGTTATTGCATAGTTTCTATGGAATGCTTATATGGATACTAGCATCTAGCTTTGATATGTATATTGGGATATGTGTAGTAGTTGGTGTGGCGGTAATTAGAGAAGTACTTAATAAAAAGTTTGATGTTATGGATATTATTTGGACAATAGCTTTACCTTCAATATTGTTTGTTCAAAGGGTTGTATTATGTTAGAATGGATGAAGAAAATTATTAAAGGTGATTTACTGTGTAAGTTAGATGAAATTTCTAATACCTTAAATAATGATAGAGAGTTAATAGGGAAGCTTGATTCAGAGCTTAGGTCAATAAGAGCTGATAGGGATAGGTATAAAAATCTTGTAATAGCGGTTGGTAATACTATACCAGACTTAATGTGGGCTAAAGATACTGAGGGAAAGTACATTTATGCTAACCCAGAAATACGAAGAGTTTTATTTTATAGTATGGATAAGGTTGCTGTACTAGGTAGAACTGATGTAGAGTTAGCTAAAATGTGTAAAAGGTTAGTTGGTGATAAAAATCACACGTTTGGTGAGATTTGTGGTAATAGTGATGCTGTAGTACTAGCTAAACTTGATAAAGATAAGTTTCTAGAATACGGTAAGGTTAATGGTAAGGATGTATACTTAGAAGTACATAAAGCACCTTTTTATAACGCTGATGGGAAATTACTAGGTACTGTAGGTACTGGTAGAGATGTAACTGAGTACTACCTTGGCTTAAAGGAAGCTATAGATAACTGTGCTGAAAGTGCTTGCGTTCAGAAGTTAAGAGATGAACTTGATAAGTATAAGTTTGAGGGGTAGATATGTCACAAGAGAGTATGGAAGAGTACAGAATTAGGAAGCTTGAAGAGGCTGTTGGAACGTTAATGAAAGACATGTCTGAGATGAGCAAGATGGTAACGGAGATAAGGATACATGTGGTAGAGGGGAGAGTTAAGCAGTCTTTAATAACTGCAGGACTACCTACTTTGTTGGCATTAGTAATAAGTGGAGCAGGGCTATGGATAAAGTAGCCTTGACTGCGTTCTGCTGTGGGATGCTTGGGTTGAGTAAAGATGTAAGTATACAGTTGGATATGAAGATTAGAGATAAGGACTTTGTTGGAGCTTATAGGCTTGTGAAAGATCTTAGGTTGAGTGAGAGCAAAGAAGATAAATTAATGCGATGTGTAGAGTCGTATAGATATGGATGTTAAGGAGATAGAATGATACCAATAGTTGCGAGTTTAGTTGGGATGTTAGCGGACAAAGGATTGGACTTATTGAGTTCAGCTATAGACGGTGGAGCTGAGAAGGCTAAAGAGTATATAGAGGAAAAGACTGGGATTGAGTTGGATAAAGGGCTGACTGATGAGCAGGTAGCTGAATTGAAGAAGTTTGAGATGAGTCATAAGATAGAACTAGAGAGATTGGCTCTGGAGAGTAAGAAAGAAGATAATAGGATTGCTGAAGTACATGTGAATGCACAAGTAGGAGAATATGCAAATGCTAGAGATATGCAGAAGGTAGCGTTGAGTCAAGATGATAAGTTTAGTAAAAGATTTGTTTACTACTTTGCAGCTTTCTGGAGTGTGTTTGCTACTGTGTATATACTAGTTGTTACGTTGATGGTTATTCCTGAAGCTAATATAAGATTTGCTGATACTGTGTTAGGGTTTTTGCTTGGGACAATAATAGCTACGTTGATAGGGTACTTCTATGGGAATAGTTTGAAAAAGGATAGATGATGGCAAAGATAGATGATGTGTTTGTGTTAATGCTGAAATTAGAGTTTAATGATGCTAGTAATGCACTGCATAAGAATCCTACAGAGGATGAGTATACGTATATGGGAATATACCAGACAGCTCATCCAAAGTGGGAAGGGTGGAAACTAATAGAAGAGGTGATTGCTAGTTCAAGTAGTCTACAAGAAGCTAGTAAGAAACTGTTTAGAGATGGGAAGACTACTGAGCTAGTGAAGAAGTTTTATGAAGATACATTCTGGAATAAGATGAGACTAGGAGAAGTTGTTAGTCAGAAGATTGCAAATGAGATGTTTATATTTGGAGTAAACGCAGGGACTCCTAGAGCTGTGAAGGTAGCACAGGAGATTGTTGGAGCTAGTGTAGATGGGGTTATTGGATCGAAGACTGTGGCTGCGTTGAATGCATTTGATGAGAGTGTGTTTGATAGAGTGTTTGATGAGAAAGAGATTAAGTTTTATGAAAGGCTTGTTGAAGTTGATCCTAAAAAGAAAATATATATGAATGGCTGGAGAAATAGAGCTTTAGCTGTTTAAGTAGTGGCTAAGGTTAGTTATGATAGAATGGCCTCATATATAGTGTATAAAGGTAAATAAATATGATAAAAAAGAGTGAATTGCTTACAGCGCTGAAGAGTGACCTTAAAGCTGCAGACATAATGAGATCAGAATGGTTTAGTAAAATGCAGGAGTGGAAGAATGAGACTGCTGGTATGCCTTATGGTAATGAGGTAAAAGGTAAATCTAGGATTGTTTCTAATGATATACGGAAACAGATGGAATGGATGCTACCATCGTTAGCTGATCCATTCTTGAGTTCTTCTGATGTTATTAAATGTAGTCCGATAACATATGAGGATACGTTAGCAGCTAGACAGAATGAGTTGGTACTTAATACTCAGTTCTGTAGAAAGTTCCCTAGGTATAACTTTATAATGAAGGCTTTGAAGGTGTTAGCTACTGAGGGGACTTTAGTGGTACAGACTGGATGGGATTATGAAGATGAAGAGCTCGAGACTATGGTGGAAACTATAGTAGTTGATCCAGATTCTGGAGAAGAGCTTGTTATGATGGCTAAGGATAAAGTGACTAGGATAAAGAGAAACCAACCTACTGCTACTGTATGTAGGAATGAGGATATCTACTTGGACCCTACTTGTATGGATGATATGGAGAAATGCCAGTTTGTAATCCATAGGTACGAGACTGACTTAAGTACATTGAAAGAAGATGGTAGGTATAAGAATCTAGATAAAGTAGCTCAGTTTGAGACTAACTATAAGGATTATGGGTACTACCCTGAAGATAAGACGTACTTCCAGTTTAAAGACCAGGCTAGAAAGAAGATGGTAGTGTATGAGTACTGGGGTAACTATGATGTAAATGAAGATGGTGTAGCTGAGCCTATAGTGTGTGCTTGGATAGGAAATACTATTATTAGATTACAGAGTAATCCATACCCTGATAAGAAGCCACCGTTCCTTGTAGTACCCTTTAATGCAGTACCATTTCAGTTACATGGAGAGAGTTTAGCTAGTGTGATTGGTGATAATCAGAAGGTTAAGACAGCTATTATTAGAGGTGTTATAGATAATATGGCACAGAGCAATAATGGACAGTTGGGCATGAGAAAAGGTGCGTTGGATATAACTAATAGGAAGAAGTTTTTAGATGGTAAGAACTTTGAGTTTAATGGTAGTCCGAGTGACTTCTGGCAAGGTAGTTATAATCAGATACCAGGAAGCGCTTTTGATGTACTGACGTTGATGAATAACGAGATAGAAAGTCAGACTGGTGTTAAGAGCTTTAGTGGAGGTATTAGTGGAAATAGCTTAGGTACTAGTGCTACAGGTGCTAGAGGAGCTCTAGATGCTACTGCTACGAGAAGACTGAGTTTGGTTAGAAATGTAGCTGAGAACTTGATTAAGCCTTTAATGAGAAAATGGATGTCATATAACTCTGAATTCATGGAAGAGGAAGAGGTTATTAGAATAACTAATAATGAGTTTGTTCCTGTTAGAAGAGATGATTTACTTGGGAATATAGATATAGATATTAGTATCAGTACTGCTGAAGATAACGCAGCAAAAGCACAAGAGTTGAGTTTCTTATTACAGACAATGGGACCAAATCAGGATGCAGAGATTAACAAGATGTTAATGGCTGAGATAGCTAGATTGAGTAGAATGCCTGAACTAGAACAGAAGATACTAAATCATCAACCACAACCAGATCCTATGGCACAACAAGCACAGCAGATGGAGATGGCTAAGATTCAGTTAGAGTTAGAAATGATGCAAGCTGAAATTAGAGATAAGCTAGCTAGAGCAGGAGAGAATGAAATTGATTCTCGTGTGAAATTAGCTAAGATGGAAACAGAGTTAGCTAAAGCTAGAAAACTTGGAAGTGAAAGTGATAGATTGGATCTAGATTTCTTGATGAAGAATGAAGGTGTTGGCGAGAGAATGAAGCAGGATGATGAGGAGAAGAAGTATATGAGAGATAGACAAGCTCAGGTAGAAGATAGAGAGCAAGCTAGATTGCATGACTTAGATAAGTTAGCATTAAAAGGTATATTAGATAAAACAAGAAAGGACAATTGATGGGATACATAGAAGATTTAGCTAATAGGGAAAGAGCAAGACAAGAAGCAAATGCATTGAGAAATGCAGAAGCTTCTAGAGCGCTGAATCAAGGTACACCTAGCGTAGGGTTAGCTGGAATGATGGCTGAACCGTATGCTAGAGGAATTAGTGCTGAAGATGAGTATAAGTTAGCGTTAGCAAAGAAGGCTCAGGAAGATAATTATAGAAGAGCTAATGAGGCTATGAAGAGTGCTCCTGTTAGTGGTGGAGTAGTTGATCCTAACTACTGGCCAGCTGCTCAGAGGGCTAGTGAGTACGAGCTTAGAGGGTTAGCTGATAGGTTTGGTAGATAATGGAAGAGCTGGGATTAGCTCAGACTTCTGCTAACTATAGTACTAGTGGTCTTGGATTGGAAGATGTTATTGCAATGATAATGGAAGGTGAAGATCCAGAGGAGCTGTTAGAAGAGGGAGTACCTTTGAAACTGATAGAGGTAGCTATGCAGAAGATAATGATGCAGATGCAAGAGCCTCAAGAAGGGATGGGTTTAGCAGCAAGTGTTGTTAAGCCTAATGTAAGGGAAGAGGTGGTATAATGGAGAAAGGGTTAGCAGAAACGTTAGCTTGCAATGATCCTAAAAGAACACCTGACCATAAGACTAAGAGTCATGTGGTGAAAGCTTGTGAAAATGGTAAAGAGAAATTGATACGATTTGGACAGCAAGGTGTTAAAGGGTCTCCTAAGAAAGAAGGGGAATCTGAGAAGGATAGAAAGCGTAGAGAGGCCTTTAAAGCTAGACATGCGGAGAATATCAAAAAAGGTAAAATGTCTGCAGCGTACTGGGCTAATAAGGAAAAATGGTGATGGAAGCTGGATTAGCGGCTGCAATGTCAGCAGATGTGACTAATAAGTATGGTGATGGTAAAGGTAATACCGTTAAACATTATTATGCAGGTAGCATAAAGAATAAAAAGAAAAAGAAGGAAAAGTAATGGCAGGATTAGCTGGATCAAATGTAAAAGTAGGAGCTAAAGAAGACTTAGCAAAAATGATAGGGACTATGATGTCTGCAAGAACATTTGCACACTTAGCTCATTTAAAGACTCCAAGTTTTGCAGCACATAAAGCATTAGATGGTTTCTATACAGATATAGTTGAATTAATGGATAGCTTTGCAGAGGCTTCACAAGGGTTACATGGAAAGTTAGATATTCCATTTGTTAATCTATTAGGAAATGTAAAAGATCCTATTTCTGGATTAGATGCATACTTAAAACAGTTAGATAGTTTATCTAAAGGTTGTGAGAATAAAGCGTTAGAGAACATTTACCAAGAAGTGCAAAGCTTATTTTATAAGACTCAATACCTATTAGCAGAACTATCATAATGGCATATGTTTACTGGATACATCTACCAAACCAAAATATTAAAACAGACGGCTACGTAGGTGTAACCGTAAACATTAAACGTAGATGGAATGAGCATAAATCCAGAACGTTGGATAAAACTAAGTGTGTTCACTTAAGAAAATCTATTGAGAAATATGGTAGTGACTTAATTTTTGAAGTACTGTTCGAAGGTTCTGAAGAAGGGTGTTATCAATTAGAAGAGTACTTCAGGCCTAGCATTGATATAGGATGGAATATAGTAAGTGGTGGTGTTAGACCACAAACCAGTGAGAAGCAGAAAGAAGCTGCTAGAAAAGCTAACAAGGGTAGAGTAAGAACACAAGAAGAAAAAGAAAAAGTTAGTAAATCTAGAATGGGAAAGTACTCTGGTAAAGATAGCCCTGTAGCTGTAAAGGTTCTCTGTGTAACTACTGGTGATATATTTGACACTGTAAAACAAGGTGCCGATTGGTGTGGATTAAAAAATCCCAGCTCAATATGTTACCATATAAAGCACGGTACTGAATTTGCAGGTAAGCACTTAGAAACTAAAGTAAAACTTATTTGGAAATATTATAAGGAGCATAATATGGCTTGCAAACCTAAAAAGAAATAGTTAGATATAGCAGCTATTAGGGCTGCTATAGTGTGATTATAAAGGAGATTTAATGGAAGAGAAGAAACCGAAGATTAAAATAAAACCTGAGAATAAAGGTAAGTTTTCTGAGTATTGTAAAAGAAAAGGGTATAATAGTGTTACTAGGGAGTGTGAGGAGGAAGGGCTTGCTAGTAAGTTGAGCAGTGTGCGTAAGATGAGTCAGTTTTCTAAAAATAGTAGAGAGTGGGATTGATTAAGAATAGATTAAGGTAATGTACGATAGAATGCTGTTAAGAATTTAGTTGTCAAAAGCTAATTCGATACATCAATAACTAGGAGGAATTGCAAATGGCAATTAACCAAACAGCTGATTTAGAATTAACAGCAAACGAAGTGAAAGAGTACAACTATTATGTTGGAATGAGACAGGCATTAGAAAGATTAGAAACTAACCCTGACTTTCAGAAAGTAATCTTGGAAGGGTATTTTAAAGATACTGCAATTAATGGCGTGAGTAGACTAGCATCTCCATATATAAAAAGTAAAGGTTACAGACCTGATGTTATGGAACAGTTAGTAGCTGTGAGTCAATTACAACATTACTTCATTGATATTAAAGCGATGGGTGCAGAGTTGCCTGACGAAGAAGATGAAGAAGAATTAACAGAGGAGTAATCAGATGACAGAAGACCAAATTTGGAGCATGTCAGATGAGGACTTAGAGAAAGCGTTCTTGGAATCAAGAGCGTCTCAAGAAAGTCCAGAGACTGATTATGAAAATGAGATGATGGAAGATATGGAACAACCTGTAGAGGATTCCGATGATGATTTAGTTGCGGATGAGATTGAACCAGAAACGGTAGAAGAAGCCTCAGAAGAAGTGGAGGAACTTGACGAAGTTGCTGAAGTGGAAGATGAGAATACTGAAGATACTGAGGAAGATGAGATTGAAGAAGTAGCAGAAGTACAGAAGTTTAAATTTAAAGCTAATGGAAGAGAGTACGAATTTACTGAGGAAGAGATGAGAAGTCAGTTCCCAAAGGTATTCGGACAAGCGATGGACTACACTAAGAAGACTCAAGCACTGAAACCATGGAGAAAAACCATAGATGCAATTGAGCAAGCTAAGATAGGACAAGACGACATTAACTTAATGATTGATGTACTAAAAGGTGACAAGAACGCTATTGCCGAAGTGATTAAGAGAGCAGGCGTAGATGCACTAGAATTAGATACTGAAAATAGTAAATATGTACCAAAAGATTATGGTCGGGATGAGACTACATTAGCCATAAAAG